CTATTTTTTCTCTATCTTCGTATCTTTGTACTAATTCATATATACATCTAAACACATCTTTGATTCCTGTTTCAGCAAATATACGAGCAATTAACTCAGTTCTTTGCATAGCTGACTCTGTTGCTGCTGAGATTGCACCACTAGTTACATGAGATGTTAATACATCAGGATTAAGTCCTTGCGTCATTTTAGATACCCCTGATCTTTCTTCTCTTACTTGATCTAGATATCGAACCATATTGAAAGCATCAGGTGATATTTGTGGTGTCGGTAAGGGTGTTACTGCACCTGGTGCTCTCATTCTGACTATTCCACCTGGCCTTGATGTCAGCAAATCATCTAACTCTACTTGTCCTGCAAGAACTGCATATCTTGCATTGTTGGTTAAATACATGTTATCGAGTATATTTCTAACTATTGTAGATTTAATTAATTGTATGTCTTTAACTGTATCAGCAACTGACATGCCATAAAACTTATGAGGTATCGGTAAAGGACATATTGTTGAAAATGGTATATATTCAATCTCTACATTTTCAAGTATTTCATTACCACCTTTAGTAATTTTTCTTAACTCTGCAATACCATCGCCATCAAAATCAATATGTGCATAACATTCATCTAACCATATTTGCCTATTTGCACCTGAACCTTCATCAGGTGGTATTGCATCATCATCGTAGCTAAATCTTGCAAGTCTTTCCTCATTATATTCAGCTTGTGATTGAGAATAGCTTGGCATATTTTCTACAATTTTAGGATCATATCCTTCTAAAATTAAATCACTTACTGATTTTTTTACTCTATGACAAATAAATTGTGCAGTATGTATATCAACTGCTCTCCTTGATATTAAAAATTCTTCAGGTGGAACAGCAACAACTTTAACCTGTCCACTTGTTTTTGTTCTTTTTGCTTTCAAAGCATGGCTTACAATTTCAGGACTAACCATCATGCCATTTTCATCTAATTGAGCTTCTTGTATTTGTGTTTCTGTGTGTTGTAGAACCTCTAATTCATCATTTGCTAATACTGCTTGATATTCAATCTCTGTAAGATTTTCATAATGTTCAGTAGATACTTCAGTTTTTTCTTCCCAATAATGCTTTACAATACCTGTTTTGCTAATAAGTGCATCTTTAAACACATCGTATAGGACTTTAAAACCATTGTTTTGCCTGTTAAATACATAGTTTACATAATCAGTAGCTTGTTGTGCCATTTGCACATCTTCAGGGCCTTGTGGCTCAAATTCAGCTATATTGTTATGAGTTGTAAAAATACGCATAAGACTTGGCATAATATACTCAACAGTATCTCTAACATCAGTTGTTACAATCTCTGATCTGCCATCTATCTCATTACCAAACTTTTCTCCAAGATAATACTTCATATTATCCTCTCTTTGTCCTGAGAGTTCACTATTCATATGTCCTGTGGCTTGTTCTATTTCTTGAGATAATTTTGATGCTAATTCATCTTCAGTCATTTTTTTTGGTTTTTTTGCCATTTGATCCCTTTCTTTCTAATTTTTTTAATCTTTCTTCAAGATTATTTAACTTGATTTCAATGTCTTGTATTCTAAAAGCCATTTGAGTAGGTGTTGTTGCTAATGGTGATTTTTCGTCTGTCATTTATTTACTTAAATATTCTTCCGCTTTTTATATTTTTTTCAATTTGTTTACTAGTCCTTTTGTTTAAACTTTTTTGTAAATTTTCATAATTTTTTTTAAGCCTATCCTGTATTATTTTTTTATCGCTTGGTGCAAAAACTCTTTTTACATTTCTTGCTCCTTTACCAACAATATTCCCAATGGTCAAAGCTGTCCCAGCAGTAGTAGCTTTAAAAGGGTGTCCACTCAAAGCTATTCTGCCTATACCTCTCATTCTTCTTTTGTATAAATCATCTCTATTTCTAGATTGTTGTTCAAACTCCTTAGACGTTAATTTATTTACTGGAGCATCAGGATCTATGGTTCTGCCCTCATTTATCGCTTTCATTTTAGCTCTTTGTTCTTTAAATCTTTGTGCTGCTGATTTTGCCATAATATTTTCCTAAACTATTGCGACATCAGGGCCTAGAGTACCTTTTCTATTCCACTTTGATGTTTCTGTTGTACTGTGTCTTAAACTCATAACCCCATATCTTGTAGCAGACATAAGATCATCTTTAATTTTTACTAATTTTCCATCTTTACGATGATATAACCTATACTCTTGAAACCAATCATATAGGGTATTGAATACTTTAAATCTACCTTGTTCCATACGAGTAAGCATTTCCATCAACCCTGCTTCAACACTATTACCACCTTTTTTTTCACCTAAAGCTGGTGGATTTTCAAAATGAAAAGGCAACATATTGACATGTGCTGTACGATACTGCTCGGCTAGAGTAATCCCACTTCCTTTGTCGTGTTGATAGCCATCGTGTGGCCATGCTATAGGAATATAGTGTGAACCTTCTCTTTCGTTAATATGACTTGCATGATAATCAGGTGTCTGTTTAGACATCTTGTAGCAATCATAGATATAAACAATATCTTTATCTCTATCCCAAGCAATCCAAACTACTGCTGTTGGGTGGTCATAGCCAAAGTCAAGACCTGCAATCCTAGAAAAGTGGTTGGGTATGGTAAATGGATCACAGGTTAAGGTGTCCTCATCTATAGGGAATACTAACCCTGATCCGATCATTGGAACACCTTTTGATCTTAATTCTCTTTCATGTGGTGGTAGAGCAGATAAAATCTGTTCTTTCATGTCATGAGTCAAATGTTCAGCATCTTCCCAACCTGCTGTGATTAATGCCTGTCCTGATCTTAAATCAGAAGTAAAGTTTTGTACCACCTCTGTCATACCTGATTCAGGTGTAAAAGTAAGATATACTTGTCCTTTTCTGTCGAGTGTCCTTGTTATACATTGAGAATAGATATCTTGTGGTGGTTCTTCATCTAGCCAAATAAGGTCTAAACTCTCACCCATAAACTTCTCAGCACCCATTTCATAAGCCTTAAAGGCAACCCTAGACCAACCACCTGTTTTGTGTTTTACAAGGACTGATGAGTGTGCATTCGGAACACCAGGTTTCCTTGTCGTTTCTCCAATGAGATGTTTAGGAATAGAACCCTTCCCTTTATCTCTTGGGTTGTCAGGTTGCCCAAATAATTCTTTTTGACAGATATCTCTAGTGGTTTCATTACTCGCACCACATACCCATGCTTTAATGGGTTTATCAAACTTTTTGCCAGTCCACCATTTAGGGTACAATCCTGTTAAATGTGCTGCCATTTCCATAGCACCCACATAGGACTTACCTACCCTATTTGCTGCCATGAGCAATCTTTGGTTGGATTCTGATCCTGCCTGATGAAAACTCTTTTGAAACTTATAGGGTTGATAGTAATTTAATTTATTCTCCTCTCGCCTTTTTTTAAGTGTTGAGAGGATCTCTTGTACTTGTATCGTAGACATAGCTATCCAACTTCATTATTGCCCTTTTTTAAACTTATGTCAATATGCTAGATTGAATGGTGCAATATTAGATAATACTAATAGACTTAATATTCCCACCATAGTATGGATAGATATATACATAGAGTCGTGCGTGTGCGTGGGGGGTTGTTGCGTGTGTACAATAATATTACGCATGTGCATGAGAGCAATTAATAGCTAATATATGGAACTTAGTACAAATCATGGTAGTGAGTGCTATAGATCATTAATAGTGCTATTATAATATGCGTGTGAGTGCGTAAGATATAACTATTATTATCTGATAAATATAGTGCTAATTGTCTAATGGTAAAGACTCAATAAATGGTATGTTTATTAGTCTATCTGTATATGTGTGCTTATCATAACAGGCCATTAAGAGTTATTGGCGACTTTATTTATTATTAGACTAGACAAGAAAAACCCCTATATATTGCTATATAGAGGTTATTTATTTTATTAGTTTATAAGGTAGATTTTAAAATTAATAAATTATATTTATGCTCATTTATAATAGTATGAATTATATGATCTTTATCATTCCATACTTCTTTTTTAACATTGTTTTTATACCATTCAAGCTTATTCTCTATTTTTTTGATTTCTAATAATCTACCTTTTTTTGTTTCAATTCTCATTTTTATTCCTCTAAGATTTATTAATTATTACTATAATACAAAATATTTTGATTATCAAACAAAACAAGAAAAACCCCCATATATTTCTATATGAGGGCTATTTTACTTATTATTATTGATCTAATACAATTTCTTGCACTAGCCATTGATATGATAATTTTTCTGATTTATTCGCATGGTCGCAAAACTTATCAGCTAAACTCTCATCTGTGAAAATGTGCTTTTCATTACAGAAGATATTATCAATGTTTAGAACTTCATTATCTTTATTTTTTAATAATGATACTTGTATTACTGCATAATAAACTAGTTTTTCTTTACAACTAGAAAGATTTTTAATTTTATCTAACATATGAATATATTAAAACAAAATATTCAGATTATCAAGCAAAATATATAAAAATATATAAAAAAAAGACCTATTTTATGGAAAATAAGTCTTTTAATAGTTATATATGATTATTTAATCTAATAATATCATATATTCTTTAGGGTAGTGTTTCCTAAAATATGATAAGGCCACTTGCATATTCTCCCATTGTTGCAATGACTCACAACCAATGATATAAGAATAAAGGCCCTCAGCTCTAGGTGTCAACTTAACACTATCTCCAGTAAATCTATTTTTTACTGTCAACAATGGATCATTTTCTTCTAAAACGCTCATTTGTTTTAATATAGTTTCTATTTTTATCATTTTTTTTCCTCTTTTAAATGTTTTTTGCTTAAATAATCTAGAGTCAATTTATCAGTTTTATATTGATCTAGATTAAATTCCTTAGTTTTCGGCCTATTATTATTTAATTGATTTTCTAGAAAATTCCTACATTTTTTAACATATTCTTTTGACAAGTATTTATCATCATATATAAAATAATTTAATAGATTATTATGTTTACTTCTAATTGTCATTTCATCACCTCAATTATTTGTGTTTCTTTACTGCCCAATGTATAGCAGATCATGCAATCCTTACATTTTCCACTACAGTTAGCTTTTATATTGCTATCTTTATTGATAACATTGAATGTTTTATCAAAATATAATGGTATACTATCCATTGGTTTATCAAATTTTGAATTACTAAATATTAGTATTAGATTTTTAGGTTTTTTATGATCTCTAAAATATCTTTTAATTAAATCGTTTCTTTTAGTCCATAAAGTAAAAACAATATCATTATTTTTATTACATATATTCATGAAATTTATTAAATGAGTATTATTAATTAATTCTCCATGTGAATGAAATCTAATAATTTTAGTATTAAAAAATTTAGGTAATAGGTCATATTCTATTACTGATTGACTTAATTTATCAGAGTTTAATTGCCATGCACTAGCATTATTGGTAAATCTTTTAATATGTTTTTTACTATAACATTGGCCTTTAAAACTGCATTTAGTCATACAGTAATTATTTGTTATGGTGTTGGTATTGATGCTCTTGATATCTTCCATTTTACCATTGCCATTAGATATTTTTATATATTCAATCATTGTTTTTACCTCAAAAATATAATTAATAATATTGGTAGAATTAAAATAGCTAATAATCCCTCAATAAATGCTTTTTCTTCATTGCTAACGTGACATGTATAAACTATATATGTATATATCAAACTTGCTATACAAAAAAGAAAAACAAAAAAATATAAGTCGATCATCTTTTTTTACCTCAAATTCATTAATTATCTTATTAAAACATAATTTTAATTAAAATGTAAACAAAATATTCAGATATTTAATTAAACCTAGTAAAAACTTAGATTATTGCTTGAATTTAATTTAATTTGATTGATTGAATTTGATTGAATTTGATTGAATTTGATTGATTGAATTTTAAAATATTTTCCTAAAAACATCTGTGATCTAAAAGAACTTCTGTGATTTCGTATTTTTATAATCTATTTTTATTCTTCTGTAATAATATCAAGAATTTCCTGTGCCATTTTAAGCTTTTCGGCATGTGTATTTGTGTCTGTAAAATCATCATTGAGTTCATTATTGAGAAAGTTTGTTGCTTCTTTTATGACTTCTAAACAATATCCCTCTATTTTATTTAATTTACTCATTACTTATCCTTTATGTATTGTTGTTCCTGTTCATTCCATTTATAAAAAATATAATTTCTTTGTTTTAATTGTTGTTTAGCATATTCAAATAAATTGGTTATGCCCTCTTTTTTGTAATCTTCTTTTATGTCTGCCCAATCTTTATCAAACCTCACATCTTCTATATGACCACTTAAACAATCTGTAGAGCAGTATTCACAAAATGGTCTTATATCTGTGCTGACATAAGTATCTAAGTTTTCTTCACTACATCTCTCACAATATCTTTTTTTACTCATTCGTATTTAACCATATACTCAATGTTACTTCTGTTTTGCTCTTTTTAAGTTGTTTAATTAAATTTTTACATGTCATTTCTATAAATTGTTTATCAGATTTTTTTAAATTACACATCTTTGTTTTAAATACTTTTCTTAAATCTGTAACCCAAACGAAATTAAGTTTATTTAATTGAGATATTTGATCCGAAGATAGCTTGTTTTTAATTCTCCTCTGTTGTGCAACCCAGTTTCCAAGTTTATTCTGTGCTTTAGTTTTATTTTTTGAATACTTAGAATCAACCATAGAGTGACCATTTTTATTAAAATAAGATTCGAGCTTTTTGTATGCTATTTTCCAAAGTTCATTTCTACTCATAAATATATTGGTTTATATCCTAGTTTTATACATTCGTTAAAGTCTTTATCTCTTTTTGCTTTGCTCTTAAACCATTCGACTTCTTCGATTTCTTCATCTTGTATATAATATATGCCATAGATATATCCTTTGTTGTCATCACTAGGTTTATGGTCATACCAATTAGCTTTTTCTATCTGCATTTTATATCTCCTGTTAATTTATTTGCTCTATATCTGTTATTTCACTATCTGTTAAATGAATACCAAACTCCTCATGAAATTGGTCTTTAACTTTTTGTATATATTCTTTTTTAGATTTTGCTTCATGATTATTACAACTCCATGAAACAGTAATCGTGCTTTGATATTCTTTAATCATTTTATATCTCCTGTTAATTAAGGATAGATAGGTGTATGCTTGGTCTGCTTCTGTTTGCATATCATTAATCGCAGTCGGTATACCTACACCATTGCGTCCCTATCTATCCCATAGCCGAGCAGTCGTTATCTGCTCATTAATACATATTATAGGAATATTTTGTTTTGTTCAACCTTAACATTAAACATTTTTTCAATCTTCCTATCAACCTCTAATTTCTTAGCTTTTGAGAGCATTTCATAACTTAATCTGCCCTTAACACTTCTAATTCTACTTCTTAATTTAGCTTTTTCAGGATCGTTATGATATCTTTGTCGTTCTTTTTCTAAAAGATCAGGGCTATTTGCTCTCTTTTCTCTTAGTTTTGCGTTTATTTTTTCCTTATTCTTTTGGTAATAGCTCATTTTCTCTCCTGTCTATCTTCTTGTGCATACTCATGTTTATAACCTTGATAATCCTCGATTACTTCTCCTGTTTCTGCATTTTTTCTATACACATCATAATAGCCACAATCTTGACAACCCATAATGTGTCCTATTTCATCATCATTAAATGTTTCTTGGTAGGCATTGTATGAATTACATTCAGTACAACACCATTCTCCTGTATTGCTACTCATTTTTTCTCCTAGAATGGTATTTCATCTTTGCTTTCTTGTTGCTCATTTTCTTGTTCTTGCAATTTTTTTGCTTGTTCTTTTTGTTTATTTTCTTGTTCTTGTTGCCATTTTTTTAAATGTTTTGATACATTTTCAGTTTCTCCTGTTCTATTTTCGTTGTCTTGATCTTGGTTATAATTATCATTGTTAGGTTTATATGTGTTTACTTCTCCATAAAATTTATTAGTTTTACTTCTTTTGACATCTATGTTTATCCAATCATCATCATTGTTTTGACTTTCAAGATACTCAATCAACTCTTTTTTTCTAATGCTGACCTTAAAAAATATAAATTGTTTTTCACTAGTTTCTATGTTTTTTGTAAGATCGGTTTCATTAAAATACAGACCTTTACAAAATTCTTTTGTATTATCGTATGCCATTTTTATCTCCATAATGATATTCTTTAATTAATTTAATGCTTTCATCTACAATGTTGCCTTGATAATTATCAGGTTTATCAGGTAAACCATTTGCTTTACCTTTAAGCAAACATTCTGCAAACTCACTTAAATTGCTGATTAGGTAATTGATAAAGTCTTGGTTGTAGTCAATCTGCCATATTCTGCAAACTGTCGGTGTATAGTTTATTAAGTAAGTTTTCTCTATTTTTTTACCCAAAGAAGATAAAATATGTTGCTGACCATATACTTGTGGCAACCAAAGTTTGTTGAACTCCTCATACTTATCTTTCATTGAACATTTTACCTCGATCAAGTGAGTTTCATCATGTGAAATACTATCAGGTGTTGTGGAAATGCTTACAGTTTCCTTGCCTTTAGGTAAGTTAAGCCAATTTTGAATGATGTAATTTTGCTGATCTTTGAGATAGTCTTTAGGTATCTGCTTAAAATGTTTTACATAAAAAGCTATACCCATTTTCTCATTAAAATTTCCATGAGCAACATATTTCATCATGTGTCTTGGTATTTGTGGCTCTTTACCTTGCAACTGTAATTCCAACATTTCTTTTCTTGGTGTGTATTGGCCAAAAATATAATTAGCAAATTGACTACTTCTTAGATTTAGGTTTTTCATTCTTCATCTCCAATTTATCTATTAATATCAATGCTTTAGCTAATTGTTCCTTGCTTGTTTCATTTGGATTTTCCAACTCTAATTCTTCAGGTGTGCCTGATCCATTATGGAAAACTTGTATACCTAACCCAAAATATGCCATACATTTGACCATAGCTCGTTGCATATTGTCTTGAATATCATCAGCAGTAGGATTTGATATAGCTGACCATTG